TTTTGGATATAAAATTTGACGTAAACGGCAATAAAAGTCAATTAAAAGCTATAAATGCTTGGAATGATGATAGCATATCTGAAATAGTTTATGGCGGTATGAAAGGTCAAGGTAAATCGTGGCTTGGGGCTTCTCTTATCTTCTATGACGCTTTTAGATATCCTAATACAAGGTATTTTATAGCTAGAACAACATTGACCTCTCTTAACTTAAATACAACGCCTACTATTTTTAAGGTTTTTCAAAGCTGGAAGATAGATACTAGTATGTATAAATATAATGGCGAATATAACTACTGGAAACTCTATAATGGTAGTATCGTGCAATATGTAGAGCTTAAAGACTTACCCTCCGACCCTAATTATACAAGATATGGTAGTATGGAAATGACTAGAGGCTGGGTTGAGGAAGGTGGCGAATGTGATGATAAAAGAGGTGTTTCTAATTTAGCTAATAGCTTAGGTAGATGTAATAAATTTTATGATGATAAGGGTGTTTTGCTATACGAGATACCTAAAAAGTTATTGATTACCTGCAATCCGTCTAAAAACTTCCTTTATAGTGATTATTATTTAAAAAATAAAACAGGAGAGCTTGAAAAACATAAATTATTTATACAAACCTCTATAAATGACAACAAGTATCTTGGACAGGAATATACTGATAGCCTTATTGATAATATGCAAGGGGATGAATCGGCTATACAACGTCTTGTCTATGGTAATTGGGAGTTTAATGATAATGAAATGGCTTTGTTTGTCTATGAGAAGGTAATAGGGCTGTTTACAAACTCTTATATTAAGAAAACAGGGCATAAATATATGACTTGTGATATTGCTTATGAGGGTAGCGATTTATTTGTTGTCGGCATTTGGGATGGTTTTGTGCTAGAGAAAGTCATTTCTATTGAAAAGATTAATGAGGTTTTGGTAGCTTCTAAATTACATAAAATAAGGCTTGAATATGGCGTGCCTATCAGTAATGTTATCTATGATGCTGATGGTTTACGTGCTTTTGTTAAAGAAAGTTCTAAAACAGGCTATCTAAGGGGTGCTTATGCTTTTTATAATAACAAAAAGTGCTACGGCAGAGAGAATTATGTGAATTTAAAAGCGCAATGTTACTATAAACTTGCCGAAATGGTAAATAGAGGTGCTATTTATATTGCTGATTTAACTTATAGAAAACAGATAATTAAAGATTTAGAGCAGATACGCAAAAAACCAATACTCGATGACGGTAAATTAGGTCTTGAGAGAAAAGCTGATTTAAAAAAACGCTATGGCAGAAGTCCTGACTATGCAGATATGATAGCTTTAAGACTTGTAACAGAGGTAAAACAGGTAACTGAAATTGTGGCTAAATGGTATTAATAACAATATGGCTAAATAATAACAAAATATTTATATATTTGTAAATAAATTATATATACATGCCAAAAGATTTTATAAAAGAGAAAATTAATAGCTCAAATATCTATGATGCTGTAAAACAACAAGAGCAACTGTCTTATTTTACTGAATCTAAAATACAAGGTAATGTTAACGAGGAATATATAAAAGGGTTTATCCAAAGAAATTATAGTTCTAATGACTATTTTCTAAATTGGCTAAAAACTATTCTAAAAACAGACAATTTCTTGTTGATATTCAAATATCTACGCTTCCCTCTCCCCTCTACTGAACTTATCAATGATAATATAAAAAACCAATTAAAACGTGTGTTCTATGCCGAAGATTCTTTGTTTCGATATGAAATAGATGGTAAAGTTGTGGTTACTCCTAAGGATTTAGAGGTTGAGGAATTTAATAATATGGTGTTTAACGCCTTGTTGTTTAATCATAATAATATTATCGTTGAGGATTTAAAAGATGTCAATAAACCTTATAGGTATATGGTAGATATCGACAAAGTTATCTCTATTGATTCTAAAAATAGTGTTATCAGTAGAATTGCCTACTATGCCGATGCTATGATAAATGGCGAAATGATAAGTGGCATATTGTATATAGACGATAAGCAATATATATTTTATAATAAAGATTTTGAGCTTGAAGAGCCTTTGCTTGTTGCTCCTCACGATTTGGGTAGATGCCCTGCTGATTATATTTCTATGGATGCCTTTTCTAGTGATAATGATATTGTTAGAAAAAGTATCTTTTCTTATACCCGTGAGCTTATAGAAAACTATGTGTTCTTAACGGCACTTCAAAGAATGTCAGAGGCTGGCGGTGTTATCCCTACTATCACAATGCTAGATATCCCTATTGTAAAAGATATCGTTAATAATGATAATGATGATTTAGAGCCTATGTCCTTAAAGCAAATCGGCGGACAGCAATCTAGTGAATTTGCTAATATCAATAATGCTGATAATGTATTCCAATCAGGAAACCTTATTAAAGTAACGTTGGTGCGTGATGAACTTGGTAAACCCGATATGGATGTTGTCAAAAACTATTTAAACTTTTTCTATATTCCAATAGAGGCTTTAAAATATCTAAATAGTAGAATTAGCGAGGTCGAGAATAAGATTATCAGTAACATAATAGGTAGCAATAGCGATAATGGATTGCCAATAGGCTCAAAAAGCTCTGTTGAGATAAACAAAATTACCATAGCCTCTAGGCAAGATAAATTACGTGAGTTTTCTAAACAACTTTCAAGAATTAGAAAACGTAGTGATTATAACCTCTTATCCCTAAAACACGGTAAGCCTAAAGTCAAGGTAGATATTGAATATGGCACTGACTTTTTCTTAGATTCACAAGAAACGATTTATAGCCTTATAAACCTATCGCCTAACCCTATTGAACAGAAAAGCTTATTACTAAAATCTGCTAGAAATAGAAATAGATTTAATGAGGATGCTTTTACAAGGGATTATATTTTATACCAACTGTTGCCTTATTCTATGAATAAAGATTTTGAGGTCGCACTAGAGAATAACTTTGTTGAGAACGATATCTTCCAATACCAAACACGTTTTAACTATTGGATAAGTATGTTCGAGGCTATCTATGGCGATATCCTTGCTTTTTGGAATAAAGCCATAGAATATGATAGCAATAACAATTTAAGCAAAAACGAGAAAGAAAGTAAAACAATAAATGAAATAAATAAATTAATATTAACAATAATTAGAGAAAATTATGAGAAAAGTAGTGCATCTAAGAATCTTCAAGGGAACTGAAATTCTTAGAAAAGAGGACAGAACGATTAGAAATGAGAATCAAGTCGTTAAGGTATTATATGATACCATAGAATGGAGAAATTATATCAGTAGATTGCCTTATGGCGGAAATTGTAAAGTCGATGTTTTAAGGGTGTTGAGTGTGCCTGATTACCAAGAGTTGGATAAAACAGAAATTAATGATGAGGTGCAAAAAGCCTTTTTAAACAAACCTGTATTACAACTAACAGAACAGGAAAAAACTATCGAGGAGTTGAAGTCAAAGATAAATATGCTCATCAAAGATAACGCTAAGGCTAATAAAAAAGAGCCTATTAACGAGGTAGATTATGTTGATGATTATGTTGCGCCTCTTACTTATGATAATGAGGAACAAAAACCTATTAGCAATGTGAAAGAGGGTTATAAAGTGCCTCTTGAGGAATCTATGAAAAAAGCAAAAGTAAAAACTAGAAAAGCAAAACGAGTAACAAAAAAATAATAATAGACTATTATGGAATTACCTAAAGAAATAATCGAAAAGTTAAACTTAGATGAAGTGGCAGTAAAAGAGTTGAATACCACTTTTTCAGATGCAATAGCAGACGTTAAAAAAGAATATGACGGCAAGGCTAACAAAGATGCAGAGGCTATCTTAAATGGCGCTTCTGATAAAATAAAAGAGGTTTTTGGCATCGAAAGACAACAAGGCGAAAAAATCGCCCCTTACATATTAAGGGTAAATGAATCTAAGCTAGAATCGTTAAAAAGTGATTATCTAAAAAGCAAAAAAGAATATGAGGATAAGATTTCTAACTTTAAAGGCGATGATGATTCTAAACAGGCGTTAGAGAAGTATAAAGTTGACTATGATAAGTTACTACAAAAATATGCAGATTATGACGCTTTAAGAGAGAAGGCAACAAAATATGACCCCTTAGAGAGTGAGTATAATACGATGAAAAGGGAAACGGCTTTCGCTATTTCAAAACCTAACTTTCCACCCGAAGCCAACAAATACGAAGTTGACGCAAAGTTTAAAGAGGTTAAAGATAGAATATCGGAGGCTTATAATATTGAACTTATAAATGGCGAGGCTTTCGCTATTGACAAAGAAAATATACATAAAAGAGCTAAGCTATCAGACCTTATAAATAAAGATGAAAATATTATATCTTTGTTGAAGGGAAGACAGCAAACAGGTGTGAACTCAAATGTGGCAACAAAAGAGATAAAAGGCGTACCTTTTAAAGTCCCCGAAGGCATAAATTCAGCAGAAAGGTCAACGATGATAAGAGAATATATTATATCGCAAGGCATTTCTTTTCAAAGTGATGAATATTCAGCATTATTTGCTTCAATAAACAAAGCTTACTTAAATGGATAGCGAAAGAACGCTCAAAAAAAAACAAATTATTAACAATTAAAACAAACAATTATGAGTTACATTAATGCATCAATATTAAATGATGTCCTAGTGAGAGAGGGAACAAATGAAAAACGCTTCCAAAAACTAGGTCTTGTAGATGCGGCTAAAGATTCAACACAATTTGTTGATTATATCTTGCCCTCTACAAAAGCACTTTTTAGCAATGCTAGTTCATTGCAACAAACTAAAATACCTGTATTGGTAGACCAAACCGTTGAGGTAAGAACAGAGGCTAGTTTTAACGTGCCTTCTAACCTACCTACTTCTGCTAATTATGGCTTTGTATGCTATAATATCTTTAGCGGATTTAGACATTACGCCTCTAACTTTGCTTCTAACCAATTAGATTCTGACTATGTTAGAGCGCAAGTTCTTAAAAACGTTCTTTATTCAATGGCTAAAACTAAAGAATCTATCATAGCCGCTGTGCTTGAAGAAAGAAAAACCCAAAAATTAGGTTTTACTACCCAAGTATCGCAAGGTAATGGTACTTTTACTTTTGATGAAGCTGTTGATACTTTAAAAATCAGCAAAGCTGCTCAAAAGGAAACTATGTTTTATAACTTGTCTGCCTTAATGGATTCTAATGATTTGCTAGGCGGAAAAAGAATTATCACTTCTCTAGGTGGTTTAACTGTACAACGTACAGAGGCTATCAAAAACGGTGCTAACAACGCTTCTAATGTGCAAGGTTTAGGTTTCTTACCCGAAGATAGACTTTATGAATCAGGAATGTTGTCAGCAGGTTCTGACATATTCAATGGTTGGTTAATCAGAGATGGCGATATTGGTATTTACTCTAACTTCCCTTATGAGTTCTCAAAAGGAACAAAAATCGGAGCTAAAGAGTTTGCTATTTCAGACGTTGAAGTGCCTTTCTTAAATTCAAGAGTTAATATTTATACCAATGCAGATGCAACCGATTCTACGGCTCTTATCTCTGCAGGTAAAGATAGTCATAGTGTTATGGCTTCTTTTGAAGAAATGGCTATCTTAGATAGATTCTATGTGGTTTATAGATATAACAGTGATTTATCTACAAGACCTAACGGTATCGTAAAATTATCAGGTCTAACAGTTTAAAAATAATATATTATGTACACAAAAACAAATAGTGATGGTGGTCTAGTACCTGCCTTTGGTGGCGGTAACTTAGCCGATTTAGAAATTCTAACAGCAGATAAAACTTTACAAAGTTATGATAGCGGTAAAACATTTTTGCTAAAGGCGGCTGCTGGCAAAACAGTATTGTTGCCTGCTTTGACAAAAGGCTTTAATGCTAAATTTATCATAGGAGCAGCTTTTGCTACAAGCAATTGGGTTTTAACAAATCCTAGTGCTGTAATACAAGGTTCTGTTATCGTAAATGGTGCTAACGTGGTAGTTGCAAACAAGACAAATATAAATTTTGTCAATACCGCAGATTCCTTAGGGGATTGGGTTAGCATTGTATGTGATGGAACAAACGTATATGTTTCAGGTAATGCTATCATTGCAGGTGCTGTTACCGTTTCTTAGTCATAACATTTAAAAATTAAAGATTATGATATTAGGTATTGCAGAGGATTATACTAATGTAGAGGTATTAGATAAAGAATTGACATCTATACCACAAAGTGGTTTATATATAAATGGAGGTTCGCATCCCCTTATCACTATAAATAACCTTTTGCAGTTCTTGCCTAATTTAGATATGATATTTAACGATTGGAATATAGCCAAAAACTATAATATTTACAGCGAAAGCCGTAATATTGACGATATCGTTATGTATGATAACAAATTATATCAATCTTTAATCGCTAATGTAGGCAAACAACCCGATATAGAGGCTACTTACTGGATTGAAACAAATGTAAATTCGTTAAGATTAAAATCTTTTATATTTAATGTAATAGACAAGGTCATTTCTGATTTAAAGTTGACAAAAAGCCTAGTAAATAACCAATATATATATGAAGTTGGCGAGAATACAATTACTTTGCCAAATGATTATGCAGGTTGGGTGTTTGAGCCAAAGGGAAGTGATTACACTTCTATAAGAATAAACGAGATATCGTTTCAAAAAGAATCTATTACTCCCGTTAATCTTTATGTTATTAATCAAGGGGTTTTAGTAACAACACTCCAAATAACACCCTCTAATGGTATCGTTGAGTTTAAAAAACTTGATTATACCTTTAAAGGTAAAGGACGTTGGATATTTGCGATAGACTCTACTGATGTTAAAGTCAACAACTATAATATAGACCCTTTAAAATATAAAGGTTTTGTAGCTTATACCGCTAGTGGGATAGGAGTAACACCAAATGGTGCGCAATATTCTTATAATACTAGCGGTAATGGTTTAGGTTTTAACATTTCGGTTTTCTTAGATAGCTCTAGTTATATTTTAAATAACCTTAGTGAGTTTGGTAGTTTTATAAAAGCCACTTTTGAATATATGGCTTTTCAAATGTTTCTTTATAACAGCAACAACCAAATAAATTCATCACAAAGGACTATTGCAAATATAGACTTGCTATCGGCAGAGGTTATGAACACTAAAGCGGACACTTCGGTAACAAGATACTTGCGTGAGAAAAGCATAGCATTAAAAAAGGTATCTAAAACATTTGATAGTTCAGTAACATCAAGTGATTATAGCGCTAAAATAGGAACGTTTTGATATACTTAAAAGATAATACTAGCGGTGTAGATACACAGATACAACTGATACAAAAATATTTATATAATAAACTTGTATCAATGTATAACTGTGAAATACATGGCTATGGCAGGGTATATAAAGACGGGAATAAAAGCGTTTCTAAGCCTATTGCTTATATAGGTAACGGTCGATACAAAGAGTTGCTATTTGATAGTAAAATCAAGGGTTTGCACTTTTTCTTTATTGTAAATGATGAATCAATATCGGTAAAGAACAGTAACCTTTCAAATTATCAAGTAGAACTTATTATATTTGTGAATGATATTACTAAAATAAAACAAGGGGCTATTCATTACGCTGATGAGGAAATAAAAGAGGATATAAAAAATATAGTATCTCCTTATTTACGTCCTGATACAGTTGTAAAAGGAGAAAAGGCATTAGAGGGATTTGATATTAGCAAATTGCAATTTATATATCCTTTTTTTGTATTTAAAATAAAATCAAAATTAAATAACATTTAAAAAAACAAAATATTATGAGTAATTACAGTGAAATTAGCATCCCTAACCAAGAGTTGCTAGCAACAGGCGTAGGTGGAAATATGCCAGAAAACACAGGTGCAATAATCAAAATGTTTCTTTGCGAAAGTTCTTTTACAGGAACTCCCGCTGATATGAAAACACGCTCGTTTATCGAGGCTGGTATTGTAGCAGGTACTGTACACCCTTTTCCTATGCTTCAAGAAATTAACCCACAGAATGTAGCCGCAGCTTATAAAGAAGCAGGTTCAGGAACATCTTACAAGATGAAAGGCGAGGTAAGAAAAACAGAATATGAATTTATTGGCAACATCATCCAACATTCTGCCATAAAATCTTATGCTGATAGAAGTTGGAATATCCTATATTATACCAATAAAGGGTATTTAATTGGACATACTAAAAGCGTATCATCTGCTGGAGTTGTAACTGCCGAAGGTCTTAAAGCCGCTAGAGTATATGTAAATGCTTATTCTACCTCTACTTTTGCAGACCCTTCATCTACAAAAGTTATCATTGAGGATAATAACGTTGATGACTTAGATAAAGAGTTCTTTATCGTGCAACCTGATTATGATATGACTGAATTGCAAAGCCCTGTACAAGTTGATTTAATAGTAACGCAAGCCACACAAGCAGCTGGCACGCTAACCGTTAAATTCAAATTGCAAGAAAGAGGTAGCAATGCAAATGTATCAGGTGCGTTGTTGGCAAACTTTAAAGCTGAAAATACATCAGGTGTTGCTATTACGCTTACAAGCGTTACAGAATCAGCGAATGTATATACCGCTGTGGCTACCAATGCAGCTACCGCAGGTTCGATATCTACAAATGGTGTTATTACCGTTGCTACTTATCTATACAAATCTGCTAAATCTAACTTTGTAACGGCATAATGCGCTTTACATTAGGAGGATTAACTATTGAGTTTAAAGAGGGGTTTATGCCTAAATCCCTCTCTAAATTCCTCAAAGACTACGAAGAAGTAGGCACAAAAGACGAGTTAACAGATATGTTTAATAAACTAAATGGCAACATTACGGGAAATATCGGAGAGGCTAAAACTACTAAGCGCAAACGAGGTAGTAAATAGGTTATTTAAGATATTAAAAGATAACGAAACTCATTTTATTGAAGCCCAAAAACTACAATGGGGCAATAATACTGATAGAGAGGGCTTTAAGTTTCCAAACTATGCTGTTAGCACAGAAAAGAAATGGCGATATGCAGACCCGCCTTCTTCTGAAAACTTTAGCTATAAAGTAACTACTAACAGTTATAACCTAAAGTGGTCTAATGACCTTGTAAACAACCTATTTTTAAATGTATCCGAAAGTGAAGCAGATGTTGATTCTAAAATGCAAGAAGATGAGCTTAAAAAAAGAGCATTTTTAGAAAGGATAAAAGCACTAGGGCTAACTAAAGAGAATCTAGGTTTTATAATACAAACTTATATACTTCCTCAATTTAACAAGCAGGTTAAAGAAACATTAGGTTTATGAGATATACTATTGAAACAATTCCTATGGTGTTGTTATCAAAAATAATGGAAACTAATGACTTTAGTTTGCTATCAGATGAGAATCTAAAAGAAAGTGAGCTTATAGATATTTACAACACTATTAGAAGCGATTATATAAAATATGAGGATAGCCCTATAAACAAAAAAGTAGATGAGTTAAAAAGGCAGATACAAAAAGAGGAAAACAGGTATAACATTGTTTATTTAGCCCTAGAGGCTTTGTCGCTTGGCAAAAATGAGTTACTTATAAAAAGCTTACAGCAATATGGATATCACTTTAACGGAGATTTTGAAACAGATTTAGAATTAGCAAAAAAGCAAAGTGTAAACATATTAAATAAAATTGAGCGTTTAAAAAATGAAATGAAAGAGCTTTTAAAGGTAGATGACAGCGATAACGTAAATATATATGAATCTATTGTAAACATATCAGTAGGGTTAGAAATGCCCTTAAATTGTAATAGTTTAACGGCAATAGAGTTTATATTTTATAAAAAAGCATTAAAGGCTAAAGTCAAAGCATTAACAAAATAAGCTATGAAACATAATAATATTAAAAACCTAGATATGAGTGTTTATGATTTATTATACGATAAAGATATTAAAAAAATAAACAGTACCTTTAAAAAGTTAAAAAAGACAACAAAAAAAGCTAGGAGAAGGGATGAAGATAGGGATTACTAACTTAAAATAATACAATTATGGAAGATGGTAGAATAACGAAAGATGGTTTAGTTGCTAGTGATGCGGTTAAAGTATATACTGAATTATCTAAAAATGCAGTAACTGCTATTGATATAATAATTAAGAAATTAGGAGAGTTATCGGCAGCACAAGGACGTGTATCACAATCTGATGAAATTAAATTAGCCTCACAATTAGCAATTAACAAAGCTTTAAAAGAGGGGCAAGAAAAACTAGATACCTATAAACTTACTTTAGATAAGCTAACAGAGGCTAAAAAAAGAAAAGGCACTGCCGACAAACAAGATATATCGGCTTTCCAAGAATTAAAAAAAGTAACAAGAGAGGCTGATGATGCTGTTAAAAGTACTATTATCACAGAGGGCAAAAAAACTGACGCTACCAATAAATCAATAGAGGCTACAAAAGAGCTTAAAACACAAATAAGAAACCTAAATAACGAAACTAAGTTAAAAACAGATAGTTTTAATAAAAGCACTAAAGCTATACAAACTGATTATAGCGAAACTACTAAATTGAGTAATGCTATAAGCCTACAAAAACAAAAGGTAAGTGAGCTAACACTAGCTAGAAAGAAAAATGACCCTGAATTAAGAAAAGCTATTGCTCATTTAAGAGAGTTGCAAAATACCCAAAAAGGCGTTAATCAAAATACAAGTCAATCAACCTCCTCAACTAATAGTTTTGGCGCGTCTTTAAAAAACTTGTTAAAATCAGTTATTGCCTTTATAGGAATAAGAATGTTTTTCCAATTTATAAAAGATACTTTTGAATTAACAAAAAAATTAGATACTTTAAAATTCTCAATGTCTGCAATACTTAAAAGTAATGAGGACATTTCTAAAAGTACATCGTTTTTAAATAGAATAACAGAGACTTATGGCGCTTCTATCGTTAAGGCTACCGAGAGTTATATAAGATTTGTAGCGGCCGCACAGCAATCTAAAGTACCGCTAAGAGATGCACAAAAGATATTTGAAACCTTTACAAAGGTATCGGGTGTTTTAAGTCTTAATTCACAGTCGCTAAGCGAGATATTTTTAGCCTTAGAGCAAATGTTGTCGAAAGGTAAAATCACAACAGAGGAATTGCGTAGGCAGTTGGGGGAAAAACTTCCGGGTGCATTTGGTATTATGGCAACTACTTTAGGTGTTTCTACAACAGCACTCGATAAGATGTTAAGAAAAGGCGAGGTTTTATCAGGAGAGGTACTACCTAAATTTGCAGAACAGGTAGAAATAGCTTTTGGGTTAAATAGCGTAGATAGAATAAATACATTACAGGCATCTGCAACAAGACTTAGCAATGCTTGGGTAGAAGTATTTAATGAATTTAAAAACGGTACTGGCTTAGTAAGTAAACTATCGGCAGTTATTGACTTTTTAACAAGAAACTTAAAAACATCAATAGAATTAGTGGTTATAGGAGCAGTAGCTTTTGTAAGCTTTAAAACTGCCGTAGCAATAGCAACCGTTGGAATGAACGGATTTAGAACAGCCGTAAAGATAGCCAAAGGAGAAATGGTTGCTTTTAGTGTTGCTTTAAAAGCTAATATATTTGGTGCGGTGTTAGTTGCTATTGAATTGTTAGCATCACTATTTTATAGCCTAAAAGAGAGTACAAGCTTAACGACACAAGAATTAAAAGAAGCTAGTGATGCTTTTGCTGAAAATGCTAGTAAGACTAAAGATTCTATAAATAGAACAAATGAATTGATAGACACTTATGACAACCTATCAAAAAAGGTAGGCGAAAATTATACAGCGCAGGTGCTTATCAATAAGCAAATACAAGATAATAACAAATATATAGAAATACTAAATAAAAAGATTAAAGACGGTGCTGATGTAAATGGGGAATATGCAGAAAAGCTAAGACTTACTAAAAACGAAAACATAGAGTTAGCAGAAAAAACGTCTTTATATAAAGACGAGCAAATACAACTAAATACTATCACTAGAACGCTATCAAAAACTTTTCCATTGGCTAAAAAAGAAGTAAATGACTATGGAGATGCTGTTATTGTTGCTACTGATGAATTAAGAAAGTTTAATTTAGAAAAAGAAAAAGAACTAGCACTATCATTAAAGGTAAATAATGATAAAATATATAAAGATTTAGAAACTCTTAGGAAAAAAGACTATGAGTTATATAAAGATTATATTAAAAAGAAAAAAGAACTTGAAGCACCTGTAACAGGTCAAGCGTTAACAGGAAATAAAGAAGAAAATGATGCTTTATTAAAACAGATAGATATAAATAACCAAAAACAATTAGATGCCTTAGAAAATACTTTTAACGAGAATAAAAGAATTAATGATGAGAAAAAGCAAAACGCCCTTGATGCATTAAAAGAAAATAACAAAACTTTATTTTTGTTAACAGATGAAGGCAAGGCTTTAGAAAAAGTTAGATTAGAGCAAGAGGCACTTGATAAAAAAAAGAAAGCCGATGCAAAAACACATAATAACCTACAAGAAGAATATAATAAATTACTTGAAGAAGGGCGAAATATAGAGATATCTAATGAAAAGTTTGTAGAAGAAAACGGTATTATTAGCAAAAAGACTAAGGCAGAAAGGCTTGATGAGATAGGTGCTAGAATGAAGGGTATAAAATCTGAAATGGATGCCATTAACAAAAGGTTAGGTTTAAACACAAGTAGCGGTGGTAAAGGTTCTGAAACTGCTAAAAAACAACCTAAAGAGTTTGAGGATTTAACAGGTTCTATAAATAGAGGTAGGTTGCAATCTGAAATAGACACGAATAATGCTATTATTGAAAGTGATAAAACATTATATTCTGAAAAGGTAAGGTTGGCAGAGCAAAATGAAGCTAATTTAATTAAGATAAACCTTAGCGAATATACTGATGTGATAACTAAGAATGAAAACGAAAGAAGGGATAGAATTGCAAAGGCTAAAGATACGGGAGAAAGTGAACTTGATATAAATAAACACTATGATGACTTAAATATCTTAGCAGAGCAAAATTATAGAAAAAAAGAAAATGATATATATTTAGATGCCGAGAAGATAAAAGATGAAATTGCTACAAAAGAAGTCGCTAATAATAAGCAAGCCTTAGAAACTAAATTATCTGATATAAAATTAGCACTAGACAGTCAATTAGAGGCTAACCAAAATGCTTTTGATAGGGGCGAGATAACAAGACGACAATTTCAGAAAGCTAATAAAGATGCTTATGATACTGCCGAGAAGGAGGGTACTGATGCTATAAATGCTGTATTTGATAAACTTATAAAGATACTAGAAGATGCAGGTTTAGCAACTGACGGGTTAAGAGAGGCTTTTAACAAAGCTATACAAGCGTTTACTGGTATGGGCAGAGGTTTTGAAACTGGTATAAGCTCAACTGAAAAAATGGTTATTGCTTTAGATGTTTTAGGGCAAGCACTAGGTAAAATAGGCAATATATCAAGAAATGCTAGTGATGCAAGGATAAATGATATCGAGCGAGAAATAACTGCCGAGGAAGAAAAATACGCTAGGTTAAAAGAATTAGCAGGAGATAATGTAAGCACGAAACAAGCTTTAGATATTGAACTAGCCGCGCATATCAAAGTGTTAAAAGAAAAAGAGCGCAAAGAAAAAGAAAAGCAATGGAAGATAGATAAAAAGATAGCACTTACCGAAGCGGCTATAAATATCGCAGTTGCCATAACAAACGCCGCTAAAAAAGGATTTTGGAATATTGCTCCGATAATAGCTTTAGGTGCTTTAGAGATAGGTGTTATAGCCTCACAAAAGATGCCTGCGTTTGCCAAAGGTGGTAAAATGGATTATGACGGTAAGGCGTTGATAAATGATGCAGGTAAAAAAGAGTTTGTAGAAAGAAAAGGTTTTATATATACTACAAACTATGAAAATGCCGTTGTAGATTTACAAAAAGGCGATATTATACATAAAGATTATGATGCTTTAATGAATGCTAGGATAATGAAATCTATTGCTTATAATGGAGTTGGTGTCAATGGCAATAAAATAGATAGTAGAGATTTAAGAAATATAGAAGGAAGTATAAAAAAAGGGTTCAATGGCGTTAAAAATGTTATAAATTTGTCAACACAAAAGATAGATATACCGCAGGCATTATATAAACAAAGCAAAATAAAATGGGCGTAATAAATAATACTAATAATGACCATGTTAGATATTACTTTTATAGTGATAATTTAGATACAGTATATATTGATGAGCCTATTGGCGCTAATGATGACGGCTATGAGTATTTAAGACACGATGATTATCATGGCATTTTTAATGTGATATCTAATAACTTAGAATTTTATGGTAATGCTAGACAAATTATAAAAGATACTTTTGATACTTATGGTGTCAATGCTAAATTGATATTAGGAAAAGATATCCTTGTGCAAGATAAAACACAGGTAAACACGATGATTTGGCAAAATGAATATGAAACATATTTAAACTTCAAAACTTATATTTTAAAAGAAAATACTGCTGTCTGTAGGTTTAGCACTAATAATATTGCAGATGTTTTAGAAGTTTCTGAATCAATAGATATAGAAATAGAGCGTGGCGATACGCTATCAGGTGTTAAAATACAGCCAATAGCTACTAATTTAGTTACACTAGCACAAAAGGAGATATCAAAAACTGACCAATCTAAATTATCATCAGTTGTAAATGCCGATTTATTTCCGGGTAGCTTTGATGATATTTCTCTTGAATATACAACACCACTATCAGAGCTTATTAGTAGAGTTCACGAAGATTTTTCAGAAGTTTCTGTTTCAGGAGCTAATACGCTTACAGCAAATAATATGTTTTATACAATGTCTGATGTAACGCCGTCAGCTACAATTACATTAAAAATATTATTAGAAGCGGAGATTACCATAGATGTAACAGATTGGGATGTAAATGCTTTTGTATCGTTAAAACAATACCATTGGGATGGAAGTTCTTATGTTAGTATTGGAGAATATTCAATTTTTGATATAACGGGAAGTAATGTAAAAAATATAATAAATAAAAGTTTAGATATTACACTTAGTTACCAAGATAGTTTAGCTATGGTAATAGCCTCAAACCAACAAGGTAAAATTAATAAATTTAATATAACCGTATTAGAAAATTCAAGTTATATAACAACTAACCCTAATAATAAATTTGTATTTGTTAATGATTTATTAAAACAACTTACTTTAATAAATACGAATAAGGATATATTCAAATCAAACTTTTATACAATAGGGAATGGCTATTTAAGAGGCTTTACAAGTGGGTTATGGATACGAAACTTTGTAAAAGGCTCAAAGGGCTATCGTTCCCCTAAAATATCATTTAAAGACCTTATATCAAGTTTAGATGCAGTTGATTGCATTGGACTTGGAATACAAAAAGACGGTGTAAAAACACAATTAAGAGTAGAGGATAGGAAATATTTTTATCAAGATGTAATTACAATAGACCTACCATTTCAAGTTAATGAAGTAGAGCGAGAGGTTTATACCGATGGTTATTATAATGAATTAGAGTTTGGCTATCAAAATAGTGGTGGTTATGAAAAAGAATTAGGTTTAGATGAGCCAAATTCAATAACTAAGTTTACAACAGCTATAAAGACCATAAAAAACAACTACCAAAGAGTATCAAAGATAAATGCTGATGCTAATGGTAAGGAATTAACTAGGCGCAAGCCACAGGATAAGTTTCCATTAGATGATACAAAAGGTGATGATTATAATTGGTTTTTAGATATAAAAGATAGGATAAATGAAATAACACCATATACAGAAAAGACGTGGGTTGATAGGTTTGATGAAGTGCCAACGGGAGTATTTAGCCCTGAAACCTATACAGGATTATGGTTTAGCCCTGCTAATAATATGCTTAGGCATTCTTGGTATTTCTCACAAGGATTAGAAAAAAACCTATTTGACTATACTAAATATGCATCATCAACAGGAAATAGCCAATTAAGCACAAAGCTAAACGGTATAATACATAAAGAAAATGCCGATTACCTAAATTATTATTTTGATGTACCTAGAATATTACCTACATTAATTAAATTTAAGGCTATAATAACTAATGATGTTAGATTAGCTATTAATGGATATACAAATATTGGAGGCGAAGAAGTGCCAAATGTTTATGGATTAGTGAATTTTATAAATGAATATAAAGAAACAGAACAAGGATATATAAAATCTATAAAGCTAAATACTAATGAATTTGAATTACTATCATATAACAGCAGACCTAGAAGAACGGTAGAGAATTTAGATACAGCATTAAATGGCGTTGAGATGTTTGGCGGTACACTTTTAGAATTATCTATTATAGATGCTAACATAAATACAGCACCAATTATTGGAGAATTATTATCTGCTAATAATGAAGAAGATACTACACAAATATCCATACTTTTAGGATATACATCTGCAACAGATACAAATTTAGTAGGTTATAATATTTATTATAAACAATCATCTGCGCCTAACTATACCTTATATGGAAGCACAACTGATACTCAAATATTTGTATTAGATTTATTAGCTTATACTTATTATGATTTTTATGTTACGGCTTATGATAGTGGCACGCCCTCTTTAGAGAGTTTGCCTAGCAATGTTTTAACGGCTAGAACATTTGCTGATACACAACCAACAACAAGTGTGTTGAGTAGCGGAACACCAACAAACACTACAATACCATTAAATTGGACGGCTTCTTATCACGTTTCAGGTCTTTTAGGTTATAGAATATTTTATAAATTATCTAGCGATAGTGTTTGGTCTTTTATATTTATAGACCCAAGTTTAAATACACATACACTCACGGGATTAACGCCAAGCACTTCTTATGATTTTAAAATATTATCACAAGCTTTAGAAAATATAGATAGTACAATTCTTTCTGAATATAGCAATATCGTTACCGTTTCAACAACGGCAAATAATGAAACTTGGTACACCTATCATAGGTCAGGAGAAAATACAACGTCAAATTTAGCTTGTAGTGATACTCCCGATGTTTATACTATAAATTCATTAGATGCTGAACTTCAAATAGGAAGTGTTATTTATAGTAGACCTGATAGTACTTTTCCTTTAAATGGTCATAATAATTGGTTTTTAATAGGGGGAGCTTCTTATAGAATAAATACTATTGGCGAAATAATAGATAAATCAATGTGCGTAATTTAAAATATATATAAAATGGCAAAGTCAAATGCATTTTCACAAAACTTATTAAAATTATTATTCCAAAATATCACATTTCCAAATATAGGAGATGCAACAGGGCTTGTAAAAAGTACCACAGACGGAGTGGTTTATGTTTCTCTTTATACAACTAATCCAACAGTTACTGATGACGGCATTGAGGCTTCTTATACAGGCTATGCAAGGGTGTCTATACCTAGAAATAGTGCTAACATACAAATAGGCACAATAGACCCTATAACTGTTAAAAATATAAACGATATCACGTTTCCTGCAAGCACCTCTACAAGTGCTGATATTATAGGTGCTGGTTTGAGTTTTACCTTAACAGGGCGTGCTGATTTTTTTGGTACATTTGTAACACCTATTTCTATATTAAATGGAACGATACCTAAAATACCTGCCTTGCAGTTTAAAATCATAGAATATTAATGAGCCAAATATTTGAAATATCAAAAGCAAATAGTTTTAGATTCTCTAAAATTAGAAATATTAGCGAACTAAAAAATGACAATAATACTTTGTCGGGAGAGAGTTTAAATTTATTTCCTTATATAGATATACAGCGATATTTGAATACTGATATCATCACTACGCAATTTAAAACTAATTATGCTAACCAAACGGCTATATTAGTAACTGGCGATAGCAAAATAGCATACGATATTGTTAAAAAAACTACTAATATAGGCAGAGAAAAGTCTTATGATGCTCGTTATTATAACTATAAAGGAGGTGGTGTTTATACAGGCGTTTATTTTACTTTTGGCAATGAATATGCTTATGGCACTTCAACAGTTATCGGTAGTCATAGTTTTAATGGAGAGTTGCCCGAGTTTGCTATTGTAGGCGACAAGATAGATATAGCAGGCTTAGGCAATCAATTAACTATTGTTAGAATTATATATGATGACATAATAGATGCAAAGGTAATGCTTGTATCAAATGCCTATACAGGAATAGATACTACGGCAATCGTTAAATCACAATATAACTTATTACCTTATGAGGTATATGAGTTTAGGATTGATTTATCTATTACAATTGGCGAGTGCTATGTTCTTTTGTATGTTTCTGACAACTATAAACGTACTTTATATGCAAAAAGTGAGATTATAGACGTGCAAACAGAACACCCAAATACCTTAGAAATAGTCTATTATAATGATGATAATGATGATATTCTATATTCAACAGGTATAAAACATAAAATTAGACCTTTATATAACAGTATTACAACCATACCTGATAATAACAATGAGATAAACCTTACAGACACCACAGCCGTTTTAATAGATTCTAATATCTACGATAAGAATAAGTTTCTATTTGCAGAGGTTGGCAATGAGTTATTAAACAAATATAAGTTAGCGTTATCGTCTAACAATGTGATAATAAATCAGGAGGGTTATGTTATAGGAGGTGCTTTTAGCGTTGAGAATTTTGAAAATACAAATATGTACACCTTAGAGGCTACTATGATTAAAACAAACGCTAACTATTATGTAGATGAAACCTTAAATAATGCTTTATCTTTTAAAGATAGGGTTTTAGTGATGAGTGGTGGTGCAACAGTCGATTTTAACTGCATATTAGCTGATTTTGATGCAGATGTTAAAACAGAAAATGACTATTATATAGATGAGGACATAGAGGGTTATTTATCCTTTAAAACTAGAGTATTAGCAATGAACGGTGGCGCAATAGTAGATATTAACTGTATATTAGCTGATTTTAACGCTTATTATTAACATTTAAAAACATATAAAATGAAACACTTTAACAATGTAGATGAAAACTTAGAATATGTATTTAGAATAGATACAGGTTCTCAAAAAGTATTAGCAGGCACACAATCTTCTGTAATTAATGCAGTAGATAATGAAATGGTAATGATATCGGCTATTAGCAATTGCTATATAAAAGTTGGCGTAAACCCAACAGCAAGTGCAACCGATTCTATGTATTTGCCAGTAGGAACTATTTTACCGTTGCTAGTAAAAGCAGGCGATAAGATATCAGTATTTTTAGGAGATATAACAATTACTCAATAATATTATGATAGGTGTAAATCTTGTAATAAGCACAGGCTCTAGTGAATATGCTGAATTTGCTGATACCTTTAAAGATAGGGTTTTAGCAATGAGTGGTGGTGTAATAGATAATTACAACTGCCTCTTAAACGACTAC